CAGTATATTCAATCATACCATGATTAACATGTTCTTTATGATCTTTTGGATCAATATAAACCTCATGGGTTAAATCGTGTTCTGGAACTTTAGTAGTCATAGTCCGTCTCCGTAGGAATCTCTCATTAGTTTGAGAGAGGTTACATTCTGATTCATAACAAAATGATGTCTCAATTCTCTAATTAGATAGCGTCCACTCATTGAATGATTATCTACGTTTCTTTCTGGAAACTTGCAAGCGATTATATCGCCTACTTTCAAATCAATATTACATGGAACTAAAATATTTAGTGCCTGAGTGAATAATAAATTGTATCTAGAAAAGGATTTCGCCATATCAGTTGGATCTGCACCAGAATCTTTATCACCCAAACCAGACTCTAGCGTACCATGATCTGATATTCTTGTCAATAATCTGGAAGAACCTTTACCATACAATTCATACTGTGATTCCAAAGCATCTCTATTTTTATTGAGAGTATTTCTTATTGTTGCCTCTTTCTCATTACCCTTCTTGTCTTTAAGTTTATAATCAAATACAGTAAATTCATTTACAAGTGCATCATAGAAAATAGTATGATTCCTATACATACCAATTCTTAATGACTTTCTCAAATCCATATTCTTTTCATAAGAAAAATTAATTATAGGCCCAGTATGACCAATTACTTGACCTGATTGAACCACTCCTGTATATTCATAATCCCACACCTGCTTTTCATCTGCAGAACCTATTCCAGTTTCAGAAATTAAATTATCAAGACTTTTAAAATTATATCCTTCTCTATTTTCATAAAAGAAAAATCCAGCAGTTCCCTTTGCTTCAGCAGTAGTATCCTTACCACTAGTACCTTTAGGGCCTTCTGATGTAGGTATTGATTTTGGAGATAACCACATTAAAGTATGAAAAGGTTTCTTATTACATCCAATAAATGTATATGCATTAGAAGTCTTTTCAATATTCACATCACTATAATTTTCCGTTACCAATACATCATCCAATATGGATTTAACATGATCAGCAATATTAAGTCTCTGATATTTTCTTTGACATCTTGTAGTCTCATTTGATATATAATCTTTAGTCACCAAATGCAATACAAAAGTTTCTTTTAAATCTTCTGCCTGAACATCAGAAACTTTATAGACATAAAATTCTAGTTTCTCTGTAGGTTCAAATACTCCATTACCAGTACTTATACTAAAATGTACTCTCTCTCCTCCACGTATGGGTATAGCATCTATAAGTGATATCTGATTTGCAACAACCATTCTTATACTAACAGAAGGTTCTAAAATATTTTCAAAATAATCAAAAGAAAGAACAGAGTTAGTGATGTTGAAACGATCCTCACCCTTATTTTCCTCAGTAGGTAATGCTACTACCTCTATCCTATCAAGTATATAATTCCCTGTGGAATGTATTCTCCGCTTATTATCTGTCATTTATTTTGAAAGTTTATTTAGAAGCATGGTACTCCATAATGTATTTAATAGTTGAGATTCAGACACCTCTGATCCTGCTACTACAGTAGGAGATGAACCACCACCTCCTATTGGTATAGGAATAACTTGAGATTGTCCTCCAGCAGCAACTTGAGATCCATCCATTGGAACTAATATAGTAGTACTATTATTTGATCCCATTATAGTATTAATATTCTTTAGAACTTTTGTTCTATCTATCGTTTCTGATTTAACTTCTCCTCCTATTGGATCGAACTGCCAACCACCACCCCAACTTCCACTCTTATCAAAGTCAGTCAATCCCATGAACATCCAATCTGCAAATCCAGCAAGATGCTTATTTGCTCCTGTTGGTTTCTCTCCTTTCCAGAATCTACTACCAGTATCACCTTCCTTATCAAGATCAGTCAATCCAAATGTCATATAATCAATAAATCCAGCAGCACCTCTCTTGAATCCTTTTGGTTTATCCTCTTTCATTATCATATCATAACCAGCAAAATCTAACTTCTCAAATTTAGTTACAACACCACTAAAATTATTCACAACATTCTTAAACATTGTAGCATTTGCTTTTATTTTTTCTGGTGAACCAACTCCAGTTATATTATCTGATACCTTAGAAGCAGTATCTGCTCCAAAGTAACCTCCAATAAATGCACCTAAAGTACCACCAATAGCAGCACCAGGAATTGCACCTGCTCCACCAAAGAAAGCACCAATACCACCACCAACCCACGCTCCAATCTTTCCACCCAATGCAGCACCAGTGATACCACCAGCTACTCCACTAACTGAACCAGAAATTGCTTGTGTTTGTGTCTGTCCTTCTCCTCTTCTTAATGTATAATCCAACCCACCTGCTAATGTATTAAGAACAACATTACCCTTACTTACCCTAAGACTACCCTTCGCATTCTTTAAATTTTTAAGATTAATACCAGATTTATTTTTTAAAAGACTTCTCTTAGGTAATGTAATTCTTTTGGGTGGTGTAATTTTCTTACCTCCTGTGGCAAATTTCTTTATATTTGATAATATATTTTTAGTAAGTAACCCACCACCAATGAGTCCACCTGTGGTAAGTGCTCCACTAAGAAATCCACCACCTCCACCAAGTAATCCACCTCCACTACCAAATCCACCACCAAAAAATCCTCCAACACCTAAACCAATTTTCTTTATTTCTTTTTTATCTGGTGTTGCTTTCTTTAATGCCTGACTACTAGATCCAATCCAATTTACAAATTTATTATAGTCCTTTTTCTTCTTAAACTTTAATGCTCTAACAGATCTAAGAGAAGGGAGTGTCTTTATTTTTTTAGCGTCCCTTTTTATTTGAGACTCGGTTATTTTTATAGTCATCAGTCAGTAATATTATAAATCATTTTACTCTCAAATCCAGCATAACTATCTGTATTTGTTGAAGTTACGAAAGGTATTGATGGTGCAACACCAGAAGACTTACCAAGATTTGGATTAATAATTTGAGATCTGTCTTGTGATGGTGCTGGTTGAACTCCACCAGTATTGAATGGAATTATATTAACATTGGATCTAGAACTCTTACTTAAATTATTAATAGTAGAATTAAAATTAGTTGATTTTAATCTAACATATTCTTTCTTTGCTTCAATATATTGTTTTGCTCCTCCTCTAGTATTAGGATAATCTTCTCTCTTTGGTGGTGAAATAACAGTAGTAATTCCATCAGCACCAGTTGCACCTATAGGGCCAGGTTTTCCAATATCACCTTTAACTGTTTCTATTTTTGTAGCAACTTCTGATTTTACTTGATCTAAATTAGTTTTCTTTGCAACTAAAGAATCTATTGCAGCAGAGAATCTATCAACAACAGATTGGAATTTATTCACAGTACTTTCTTCTGATGCCATAGCAGGAGTTCCATCACCAAACATTGATACTGTTCCTGCTGTTGCAAGAAAAGGAAGAGCTCCTTTCTTAGCAAGTTTAGAGGCAAGTTTAGGTTTCTTAAGTGCTATCAAAGCAGTAAGAAGTGGGCCTGCTATTAATAATGTTTTAAGTGCTGGCATATATGGTGAAAGAGTATCCGAAATCATTTCTCTTATAGGTACTCCCATTCTCTCCAATAAAATTCCAACAAGTCCAGCACCCAAAAGAGCCTTTATTAATCCACCTCCACCAAAACCACCACTACCACCACCCATTCCTTTCAATGCCTTTCCGATTCTTTTAATTGCAGAAACAAGAAGAGTAGCACTTTCAAATGTATCCGCAAGAACATTCCTAAACAACTTCATATTCTTTTGAAGTTGCTTTTCAGATCTCTTAGATCCAAAGTTACTCATAAAGTTTGATTTAAAATTAGTTCTATTTTGTTCCTGTCTTTCTTCTATTGGTGTAGATATATTATCAATCGTATCACTAAGACCTGATCTATCTCCTCGAATAAAATTAATAGCACCAGATACTGCAGCAACTGCTGGAGAATTTGCCTTTAAAAAATTTCCAGCAGACTTTCTTAGACCTGTCTTCTTTGCTTGTCTTAAACTCTTAGCAAGATTAAGTATAGGACTATTGATTGCCATTATTTGCCTGTTGTGCTTTTAGATTTTCCTCTTCAATGTATTGATTTAGTAGTGCGAGATAGATTTCTCTTTCCCACGGGATCATATTTTCAATCTCAGTTAAGCTGTATTTATGGTGCTGCATCAAAGCGAAGTTTAATTTATAATATGACTCAAGATCCATGTGAGCCATAATCACCCGAAAAAAGACGCTAATCCCTCCAACTTAACTTCACTTTCAACTTTAGTTTTAGGATTCTTTACCTTCATAGTATGAGATAACTTGGGCATCGTTGCAAAAAACTCTTCAATCATTTTGAATTGATTGGTGTTTAATGTTTCCACCCATGCAATAAGTTCTTTCTTAGTACAATCCGAAGCAGCCCACACATCATCTTTATCATAAACCATATCAATACATGATGCGACTATTTCAAATGACTGTTCGACAGAAGATTCATCATCACTAAAGTCAAAATTATTTTTAATAAACTCACTCAGTGATGGATACTTCATCTTAAGAGTAAGATTACCGTCAAGATCAATCTCTTGCTTGTGCTTCTTATCCTTTTGGATTTCAATCTCATCAATGTAAACTTTCACAGGAACAGTAGTCTCATCGTCATCAGGACATGTAACTACTAGATCAATTGCTTCTCCAACAGATTTACCACGAACATTTAAAAAGATATATTCTATATCAAATGTAGGTAGTTCATCAACTTTAATTCCACGAGTAGTTATACAATCTTTTAAAGTTGTTTTAATAGCATTAGTAATCTGTGTTACATCATTGCTCTCAAGAGCAAGAATCAAAACTTTCTCTTCCTTAACTAGGAAGGGTCTGTATTTTATTTTCTTTCCTGTCGATGGCAAAACCAACTCATAAGTCGGGGTAGTTATTTTAGGTAAAGGCATAATAAGTTTTTCAGTATTTTATATAGGAAGGTTTTAATTACTATTAAACTGACTGGGATCTCCAATAGGGAATTGATAGAATTCACTATCATCCATACTCTGCAAGAGTTCTTTCTCAGTAACTACTCCATCAGAAATAATCTCTTTTAAGGTAGATTGTTCTCTTCCTGGGAAAGGATTCTCTTTAGTAACCTCCTTAGTAGAAATTTCCTTTTGCACTTGATTTGATTGGACATCACCAACATCTGTACCAAAATTATGACTATAAGTTCCATAGTATGGTTTATTTACTATGGATCCTTTTGGAACAGGGTTCGCATTATTATTACGAGCAAGATAAGATACCTTGTCACCGTTATCCTTGATGGTAACATACCTAGTATACCCAAGTGTAACACTGACCTTAGTAATATCACTACCACCATAACTTAATGGTACTGCAGTTACCTGTTGGGGGAATGCATCAATTAATTGATATGATATGATGGGATAATTATTTTGGCCATGAGTAGGGTTATTTGGATTCTTCCAAAATGATCTTTCAAACTTAGTAACAGTTACTTTTCTTCTATACTTCTCAGGATATCTCATTCTATAATAAGAGTTTGAATCTTGGAAATCTGTTTGAGCATTATATCCACCATTATATTGTCCTCTATCACTGTACAATGGATTAGCATAATTCAACCACTCTTCAAAGATACGAAGCATATTATAATTATTATCAACATAGTATGTTACTTCAAATGGAGCAAAGATTCTTCTATAAGGAACATACTCTAACATACCTTGATAGTTAGCAGACTGTTCTGTTAAATCAAAGTTTGATCCTGGAAGAATTGCTTCAGCAGCAAAGAAATCATAACTATAATTGGATGAAGAAAAATCATCAAACAATCCACAAGCAGTCAAGTGACCATCTAAATTATCTTCACTACTTCTATTCAGGTGTAACGAAACTTTATATTGACTTGTTAATGAAAGATCTTTAAATATATCTCTAGCAGAAGGCAAGGATCCTTGACCCCCATCAGTACTTCTGGGAGAGGTCATCCTTACATATATTGGATCGACTCTTAATGCCATCTAAATACTCTTAAATTAGTTATCCTATACTATGTATGTCATATAATGGAAAGTTTAGGCCAAGGCACCCAAGAAAGTACAAAGGAGACCCCACAAACATAACATTTAGATCACTTTGGGAAAAAAAGTTCATGAGTTATTGTGATTTGAATGAGAGTATTAACGAATGGCAGTCAGAAGAATTCTGGATTCCTTATCGTTCACCATTAGATAATAGAGTTCATAGATATTTTCCAGACTTCTTTATTAAATATAGAGATGGCAATGGTAAAAGAAGATCAGTGGTAATTGAAGTTAAACCAAAGAAAGAAACTAAGATGCCACCAACAAACCCAAAGAAGAGAACAAAGTCTTGGGCATACTCAGTAAAAACATGGGCAGTGAATCAAGCAAAGTGGAAAGCAGCAACAGAATATTGTAAAGATCGTAACTACGAATTCAAAATCATGACCGAAGATGATCTAGGTATCAAGTAATGCCAAGGAAAACACTCAAAGAAAGAAGAGAAAGAGATGCTGCAAGAGAATTGGAGTTATCTAATGATACCACTATTGGTGGAAGAATCTTAGATAGATCCAGAGTAACTTCTGGTACTGATGCTGACTGGTTTGCTAATGAATTATATACTGAACTAGATTCAGTAGCAGAGCAAAGGTTCCCAGAAGTGGGTGAGTTATGTTTCTTCTCATACTCTGCAGCATTTGGTGATAAGTATCCTTGGTGGGATCGTAGACCACTCGCATACATATTAGATATTAAATTAGATTCTATACTTGCTGCCAACTTACACTACTATAATCCTAACATAAGATCAGCAATTGCTCGTTCCCTCATAAATAAAAGAGAATCTAATATGCCTGACAAAACATTACATAGATATTTTATCAGTAATATTGATGGTTTGTTCATTATTCCCGAAGACTCAGAAGAGTGGGCTGACATTGCTATGCTAGTAACAGAGAGATTTGTCAATAAATATGGCAGTGTCTCACCAGAAACAGTTTGGGATAGTCCTTAATGGCAAACAATAAAGATAAATTAGTAAGAGTATCACCAAAGCACAGTGAAGGAGACACTGCGTTTGATGTTGCTTGGGGTGCATCTGGTAATGACTATACTTTAACAATGAGTCAAAGTGGAAAAGCCCAAATAATTAAGATGAGTGGAACGGGAAATGTTGTACCTTGGTATAAACCAATTTGGGAGGATGGAAACTGGACAGCACATGGAAAGACTACAAAATATTATAAAGACGAAACATTAAAAGCATCATTTGAAACACAAGCACACAAGGATATGAAAGGTGTGCTTGAAGGTAAAAATGGAAATCTATTTACAAAACCAGGTTACTATACTAAAGATGGATTTGTTACCGAAAAAGAAATCACGACAGTTAAAGATCCAGATGTCCAAGTAGGTGAAATAAGTTCAGGAATGAAAAAGACTGAGAATGGTTGGGAATTTGTAGGATCAGATCTAACTAAATGGACTATCAGTAAATTAATGGAGCATGGCCCTCTTCATTATCCAATTGATGCTATGTACAGTACATCACCAAAGAGTACTGTTAACCAAGATCACATAAGAATTCTACAGTATACTTATAGAGCACCATCATCCTTTATAATGGGGCAACAATCTAAAAGTAGTGCCAGTACTGTACTTAAAAGTGGTCTTCCTAGAGTAAGTCCATTAAAAGAATACTTAGGATTAGTTAAACTCCCAATGCCAACCAATATAAGTGACTCAAACAATGTGAACTGGGGTGAAGATAGAATGAATCAATTAACTGCAGCAATGACTTCAGCAGTTATGGGAAATAAACTTGCTGCTGGTGCTGGTGTTGCTGGTGGAGGAATGCTTGCTGGTGGGCCTGGAGCATTTATAGGATTACTAGCTGCACTAGGACTTACCGATAAAGATGCAATGGATAGTTTAAAAAACGGTGGGGGATTAAATGCTCTAGGAAACACAGTTAAAGAAACTTTTAATGGTGGTAGTCCTCAAGGTATGATCTTAGGTACTGCTCTTTCATCTAGAATCTTAGCAGCAGGAGGATTCAATGTAGATGCCAATGCAATACTATCAAGAGGTGCAGGAGTAGCTCCACAAAGTAATCTGGAATTATTATTCCAATCACCTGCATTAAGAACATTTGATTTTGCTTGGAAGATGACACCAAGAAGTGAAAGAGAAGCAAGAATAACTAAGAACATAGTTCGATTTTTCAAACAAGGAATGGCAGCAAGAAAGCAAGAAGGTCTTGCAGGTGGCCCATCATTATTCTTAGGTGCTCCAAACATATTCCAAGTACAATATAAAACAAATAACAATCAAGACATTGAAGGTGTAAATAGAATTAAGACCTGTGCATGTACTGGATGTTCTGTGAACTATACACCAGATGGAGTATGGAGTGCATATGAAAAAGGTCAACCAGTAAGTACAGTTATGTCTCTAAGATTTGCAGAACTAGAACCTATCTACGATACAGATTATCAAGAAGCAATTGTAGAAGGTAGAGAATGGGAAGAACCAGGTTGGACTGGTAGAGATAAACCTGGTGATCTTTATCCAATAGGTATAGACGAGGTTGGTTACTAATGGCATACTTTAACGAACTACCAAACATCAATGTTGCTACTCGCATCAAGGGAGCACATAGGAGTGATGAATTAATTGAACTGAAAAATTTATTTAAGAGAGCAAAGTTAAGGACTGATGTTGATCAAGCAATAACAGCATTTGAGTATTATCAAATCCCAGATAACATGAGACCAGATGTACTTGCGAAAAATCTTTATGATGATCCAGAATTGGATTGGGTTATATTAGTTACGAATAATATTATAAATGTTAGGAATGAATGGCCTTTGAGTAATAATGATCTACACAATTATATTCTAGAAAAACATGGAACAACAGAAGGTGTTCATCACTATGAGACAACTGAAATTAAAGATTCAAATGGAAGAATAGTTTTAGAAAAAGGATTATATGTTGACTCTACATTTACATTCAAATGGTATGATGGTGTCTCTTTGAAAACTACAACACCTGTTCAATCAGTATCTAACTATACATACGAATCAAAAATAAATGATGAGAAAAGAAAAATAAAAGTTCTAAAGAAAACTTTTGTACCTATGTTTGTGAGTGACATGAGAAAGATGATGAAGTATAATAAGTCTTCTCAATATAAAAACAGTGGATTAAAAGAAGGATATAACCCAAGAATAGTTGGAGTATAAAAAAAGACCCCCGAAGGGGTCTTTTCTTTTAGGAATTAACTAACTTAGCAAAGTAACTTAGAGATTCATCTTCTTCCTCCGAAGAACTTTCCGATACTACTGGATCGTTTTGATATGGAGGTGTCGGTACTGGAGCACCTTCAGCAGGTACAGAAGAAGCAAAACTACCTCTACTGTTATCCTCACCATCAAGTTCCTCATCAAGTACAGGTCTCTTGACTGGTTGATTCAGACCAAGAACATTCTCAAGACGCTTCTTAAGTGCTTCATAAGACTTGAACTTGTCTGGTGCAGTAAACTCATTAAGGTCATACTGTTTGTTGTAG